TAGCTAAAAAGCTGATAGACCCCTAGCGTGTAGGTTCGCTAGGGGTCTATCTTTTGCTATGCTAAGGACAAAGAAAGGCAACCTACATGTCAAAAATAAAAGGGACTGTTTCCGTATTCTCAAACTCACCAGGACAGCCAACTGGCTATGGCATAGCTGCTGAAGCACTAATACAAAGACTAAAAAGAGACGGCGCAGATGTAGCCGCTATTTCTAACTATGGCAACGAAGGAATCAAGACTCAGTTCGCCACAGAGTATGGTGATGTTCCTGTTTATCCGCGTGGATCAGATGTCTACTCAAATGACTCAGCTATCTTGGGTCACAAGCATTGGAGAGCGCTAAACAAAAAGCAACCTGATTTACTCATTACCCTTTACGATGTTTGGGTCTTTCAGGGCAAAGGTTGGGATGGACTCAATGTCGCATCTTGGACACCGATTGACCACAGCCCAGTTCCACCAGCAGTAGCCAAGTGGAGCGCAAAAGAGAATGTCACTGCTCTTGCAATGTCAAAATTCGGTCAGAAAGAGCTACAGGCAAAGGGCGTAGATTCCATTTACATTCCGCACTCTATAGACACTAAGATTTTCAATCGCCGAGAAAAGATTGCTGGTCAGTCAATCGAGGATTACATGGGCTTTGGCAATGACCGCTTTGTGGTAGGTATGAACGCTGCCAACAAGTCAGGTGGCATTATTCATCGCAAGGCGTTTGGCGAGAACCTTATGGCTTTCTCTATCTTCTGCAAGAAGCACCCAGACGCAATTCTTTACATTCACACAGACCCAGTTAGTCAGCATGGATGGAACCTAATGGGACTTGGGGAGATTCTAGGTATCCCGCAAGACAACATGGCTTTTGTAGATCCAGTCAGTTACCGATTTGGCATTAGTCAAGAAGACCTAGCAGGGATCTATAGTTCTTGGGATGTAATGCTTGCTACAAGCTATGGAGAAGGATTCGGTGTCCCTACAGTTGAGGCTCAAGCCTGTGGTGTGCCAGTAATCGTGTCTGACTTTGCTGCTTCGGCTGAGTTAGTTGGTGAAGGATGGACAGTAGGCGGTCAGCCTTTGTACGACAATTCCCAAGCATCGTTCTTCACGATACCTTCAGTTCCACTAATCGTGCAGGCACTAGAAGAAGCTTACGAAAGAGGAAAAGGCAAATCCGACAAAGCTATTGAGTTTGCCCAGCAATACGATCACGATGTTGTTTGGGACAAGCATTGGAAGCCAGCGCTCAAGAAGCTACTCAAGTGATTCCAGTCCTAGGCTTTTGCACGCTAAACCGTTTTGATTTAGCTGAGCGTCTGATGCTGTCTATTGACTACCCAGTTGAGCATTTGGTTATTATTGACAACTCAGGCACACAGAACTGGATGCCACCACGAGTAGGTATGGCTAAGCACCAATGGAACATTCAAGTACCGCACGGACTTGGTTTGGTTGGCGCTTGGAACTTGATTGTCAAGACCACACCATTTGCGCCTTACTGGTTGCTTGTAAATGACGATGCTTGGTTTGAACCAGGGGCGCTCGCCAAGATTGCTGAAGAAGCAGACCCTGAAGCACTATCTTTTCCAGACATCGTGCCAGATTGGTCCTGCATCGTGCTTGGAGAGCGTGTTGTAGACAAAGTAGGGCTTTATGACGAGCGTTTTTACCCTCTTTACTTTGATGACAACGATTATGAGCGCCGAATTGACAAAAAAGGCATTGAAATTAAGCGGATTCAAGCCAAAGTGCATCACGAAAACAGTTCTACGCTGAAAAGTGGCTTCCAAAGCCAAAATTCGGTCAGTTTTAGGGCAAATCAGGCTCTTTTAGACGCAAAAATAGCTGAAAATGACTACTCAGAGGGTCAATGGAGCCTAAAAGTCAGGAGAGACAACTCGTGGGAGTAGTTTATACAGGCGGTACATTTGATTTGTTCCATGCGGGACATGTGGAGTTCTTGAGACGCTGTTCCGAGCTAGGTAGCGTTGTGGTATCACTAAACACTGACGAATTTATAGAAGAATACAAAGGCAAGCCACCAGTAATCAGCTACGCAGATCGCAGAGATGTTTTGCTCGCCTGTCGTTATGTAGATTCGGTTGTACCTAACATTGGCGGACCAGACAGCCGTATCACGATTGATTCGGTTATGCCTGACCTTGTTGTTATCGGCTCAGACTGGGCTAGGCGTGATTACTATACTCAGATGGCATTTGACCAAGATTGGCTTGACTCACGAGGCATCGGGCTTTGTTACATTCCATACACGCCTGGTATCAGCTCTACAGCTATCAAAGAGCGTATGCTGTTTAGGCGATAGACTAGACCTAGATTTAGCAAAGGACCCCCATGGCAATTTCAAATGGTTACGCTTCACTTTCAGAAACCAAGGCCGCACTAAGAATCACAGATTCGGTAGACGATGCTCTGCTAGAAATGGCTATTGAGTCAGCTTCTCGATTGATTGACGGCTACACCACCAGATACTTCTACAACGCTGGAACAGCCACTAGAAACTTTGTTGCCGAGGATTCCTACCTAACAATTATTGATGACCTAATTAGCCTTTCAGAGCTAAAGACAACTGATGAAATTGGCAGTGAGTATGTAACTTGGGGAACGGCAGATTACCAGCTACAACCCGTCAATGGCAGAATAGATGGCCTTGCAGTTCCATACAACAGCATCCTGTCTACCGATGATTTACTATTCAACAAACTGGGAGAACAAGCCTTAGTTCGTGTAACTGGTGTTTGGGGATGGGCAGCTATTCCAATCGCCATCAAGCAGGCAACAATTATTCAGTCCTCAAGAATCTACAAGCGCCTTGACTCACCTCTTGGTGTTGCAGGATTCGGTGATCTTGGAGCTATTCGTGTTGGTCGTTCACTTGACCCAGATGTTGAGCAGCTAGTCATGCCGTACCGCATTATGAGGAACTTCGCCTAATGGCTTCTATCTCAGACATCCGCGCTGGGATTGCCACTAACCTGGCATCCATTACTGGTCTCCGCACATCCGCAGAAATCCCTGACAACCCAAACCCACCTGTGGCTATCGTGTCTTTGGATTCGGTCAATTACGACAGAGCCTATGCAAAGGGCATGGTGGACTACAGCTTTACCGTGACGGTGATTGTGGGCAGGTCAGCCGAGCGCATCGCTCAAAGGACACTAGACACTTACATCTCGACAGGGCAAAACTCTATCAAAAATGCGATAGAGTTAGACAAGAGCCTCGGTGGTGCAGCCTACGACTGTCGAGTCACTTCATTGAACTCTATTGGTTCAATTCAACTAAATGACAACACATACTTGGCAGCAGACTTTACGGTCACTGTCATAGCAAACTAGGAGAAATCGTGGCTAAATTTTACGCTCAGGATTACAAGATCACTGTAGGAACCGCTGTTCTCAGCACCTCTTTGGCCTCTGTGACACTTGACATCACCGCAGACGAAGTAGAAACAACTGCTTTCGGTTCGTCTTACCGTACACGCATTGGCGGACTAAAAGACGCTTCTGTATCACTTGACTTCCACCAGGACTTTGGAGCAGGCTCTATTGACGCGCTTCTGTTCCCACTTCTTGGCTCAACCGTAGCTGTAAAGATTGCTCCAACTTCTGGAACAGTCACAGCCACAAATCCGCAGTACGAATTTACAGCGCTTTGCACTCAGTACCAACCTTTCGCGGGCGCAGTCGGCGATTTGGCTACACTAAGCGTGACATGGCCTGTAACTGGCGAGGTAACTCGCGCCACTGCCGCTGCCTAATCCACTAGGATAAAAGCATGAGACTAAACCTACAAGTAGAGTACACAAGTAAACCTGACGAGCCTAAAGATCTTGTTTGCAACCCATCAGACATGGTGAAGTTGGAAGAAAGATACAACATCTCGATAGCCAGTCTTGAGAACAACATCAAGATTACTCACTTGCTTTTCCTAGCTTGGGCAAGCGAGTCCCGCACTAAAGCAACTACTCTTTCATTTGAGGAGTGGGTGGACACCGTAGAAAGTGTAAACCCTTCTGAAGAACAAAAAAAATAGTTGGGCTTGGTGAGTCTTCAGCTCATTGGTACATAGCCACATTAGCTGTAGAAACAGGTATCAGTCCCATCGAGCTTATGAAGCTTGATGAACGGATGCTCTGGACCATTGGTCGCTATTTAGTATGGCGAGCCACACACCAAGCACCTAAGCGCTGAGAAGAAGCACCCTTCGGGGTGCTTCTTTTTTGTTCGGTAGACTTAGGGTAGATAGGCGGAATAAATGGCATTGAAACTCTACGGTAGTCCTACGGGCGGCATCCGAGTACATGCCACTGACTACAAGCAAGTCATCAAGCAATTAAAGCTTATAGACCCAGTTCAGTCAAAGTACCTGAAAAGGCGCTACCGTGAAATCGGCTCAGATGCACAAAAATCCGTAAGAAAAGAAATCGGGACTATTGGCTCAAGAGGCCCTATTAGAGATCACACTAGAAATGGCAGAACTAGCAATGGGATGCTGCACGGTGGTAGGACTGGTTGGGGAACAAACTACGGCTCGACTGGCGGAGCTGTTTCTGGGGCTAGAAGGTATCCGTACCAATCTGTTCTTATACAAGCACTAGACAGAAATAAAAAAGGTCAGACGGGCATAGTCAGGCTTGTAGTTCGGTCAGGAGCCACGGTTCTCACAGACTTAGCACAAAAGTACAGTGGTCGCTCTCTTTCTCGAACCTATAACATTCGGTTATTTGGTGGACCTGAAGTTAGCCGACAGCATCGCATTACCTATAAATCTGTAGGTACTTTTATTAGGCAACTTGGACCAGTCAAAAAGAAAAGCCTAAAGGGTAAGTCCAGAAATGTTTATCCAGGTTTTGACAAGTCAATACCAACTGTAAAAAAGAAGGCAGAACTGGCTATCAAGGAAGCCGTAAAATTTATAGAAGTAAACATAGACAGGATTAACAAATGAGCCAAATGTTCTTGAATGTGGTCAGCACATTCAAAGGCGATGGGATACAACAAGCCACTAGGCAGCTTGGTGCGTTTGGCAAACAAACTAGCTCATTCGGTTCTATGTTGGGCAAAGTCGGTGGGTCTTTGGCTGCCTTTGGTGTTGCTACCAAGGCTGTTCAATTCGGTAGAGAAAGCATCACCGCTGCTCGTGATCTTGAGAGAAACCTATACGCCCTAAACACGGTTTTTGATGACCTTGCTCCTGGGATGAATCAGTTTGCAAAAGACGCTGAAAATCTAGGTCTAAGCCAATCAAAGGCTGCTAAGGCATCGGTCTTTATTGGTTCGGTTCTAAAGCAGTCTGGCTTTGCAATGAACGATGTTGCAAAAGAGACCAAGAACCTTGTAACGCTTGGTACTGACCTAGCTGCCCTCTATGGCTACGATGTGCAAGAAGCCTTGCTTGGTATGACTGCTCTATTCCGTGGTGAGTATGACCCGATTGAGAAGTTCGGTGTTGCTATGAAGCAATCCGAAATCAATGCGGAACTTGCCGCTAGAGGGCAGAACAAGCTTGAGGGTGCTGCTCGCCGTAATGCTGAGCAGACTATTCGGTTGGAGCTTCTCTACCAAAGAGCCGCTGATGCTATGGGTGCTTTTACTGGACAAAGTGGAAGCCTTTACACTGAGCAAAAGAAGCTCGGCGCAACCTTTGAGAACATGCAGGCACAAGTCGGTACTGCGCTTTTGCCATCTGTCGTAGACCTCAACGAAGCATTGAGAATAATGCTTGTAAACATAACTCCGTACCTTATTGAGAGCTTTGAAAGACTCGCAGAAATCCTGACAGGTATCGTTGGGGTTTTCAATGACGCAATGGACCCAACTACAGAACTGGGTGAAAGCTTTGCTGCACTAAACATTCAAGCCGAGTCACTAGCGACAACAATGGGTCTAGAAAACTTCAAGTTTGATATCTTTGAATTTGGCGCATTAGTTATTAGAAGTGTTGTAGATCTGATACACGACCTAATGAGGTCATTTGAAGACTTAGTTATTAACATCCAAGTAGCTGGACAAGCACTAAATGACTTCTTCTTTAATCGTGAAAAATTTGACAACACTGACTATCTTGCAATGCGTCAAGAGCTTTTGGCTGTCGCAGATGGCGCAAAGGACATTCGACTAAATAGCGTAACTGCCAGTGACTCAATGAAAGAGATGCTGGAAGATGTTGCCGCCGCAGATAAAGCAAAACTTGAAAACCTACGGCAACAGTTCCGTGGAGTCGGGATTTCTGCCTCATACGCCGCTAATGAAGCCCGTAGGATGCGTGAACAGGCTGGCGTTGCTGTCCCAATTAAGATAGACAAAACTGATACTAAAACTGATGTTATTACGGGTGGTGCGAAAAAGAAACCAGCTCCGAGTGGTTTAGCCGCCTTGATTGCTGATTCAGAAAAAGCAACTACGCTTGCTAGGAAACGACTTCAATTACAAAACAAAGGGCTGAGTAAAGAAGTAATTGACTGGATTCTCAGCACAGGTAAGCCAGTAAAAGCTGCAAATGACGCACTAAAGCTAATTAGCAAAAACGCAGGCGCAGCAATAAAGAGACTAACAGACCTTTACAACAAAGCTGCTGCTGGAAGGGCAGCCGCAACTCAGGCCATTGAAGACGCAGCAGCAGAAGCAGAAAGGCTACAAGAAGAACGGCGCAGAGCAGAAGAAGCTAGATTAGAAGAACAAAAGCGAGTTTACGAATCATTCCTAGATTCAGTGAAAACAACATTCGGTGGAATCAAGGAAGCCATCATGGGTGCTTTTGACATTACTGCGCTTGGCGGATCTACAAACTCCATTATTCGTAATCTAAGCAAGCTTCTTGCAAAGACCAGGGACTTTGCTGCCAACATTTCAAAGCTAAGCACAATGGGACTTAACCCTGCCCTGCTACAGCAGGTCATTTCTGCTGGTCCAATGGCGGGGGCGAAGCTTGCCGCTGCCCTTGTGGAAGGCGGGGTAGGCGCTCTTAGCGAGATAAACGCATCTTATGGAGAGTTCGGTGGACTAGCTTCGGCTATCGCAACGACTGGAACTAATGCCCTATTCGGAACTCAGCCTCAGCAGAATGTTTACAACATAAATGTCAGTGGCGGTGTCGGCTCTGGTGCAACTATTGGTCAGGCGATTGTTGAAGCAATCAAGGCCTATGAGCGAGTCTCTGGCGCAGTCTGGCAGGGTGCATAGTGCCAGCACCAGAAGTCAAGGTTGAACTTGGCTTGGACCTTGGAATAAAAGACCCTACCGCTTTTATTTTAGACAACGACCCAAGGGGCAAGCTAGACAGTGTTACCTATACGCTTGGCGGCATAAAATACTTTGACATTACGCCCAGACTTGTAAACACGACAGTCAGGCGAGGAAAGAATAATTCCTTAGACCGCATTGACGCTGGTATAACATCCATTACCCTAGACAACTCAGACAGAACTTTTGATCCGCTGTATGAGGATGGTCCTTATTTCGGTCAGCTTATTCCACGCCAGGCAGTAAGAGTATCCGCCAATAACCTAGCAGTCTTTCAAGGATTCATTGAAGATTTTGACATCCAATATGAACCAGGTGTTCAATCGGTGGTGCGGATTGAAGTATCTGATGCACTATCGGTTTTAGCTAACTCAGAGCTTGGCGAGTTTACTCCTCTATCTGAACTATCTGGAGCTAGGGTTGAGGCAGTGTTAGACAGACCAGAAGTGGCTTGGCCTTCCAACCTTCGTGACATAGATGTTGGCAACTCAGTTATGTTGGACAATGATGTTGCTGAGGGAACTGGGACTCTTGAGTATCTACAGCTCGTTACTGGCTCTGAGTTTGGTGCTTTCTTTTTATCAAAAGATGGAAAGATGACTTACCGAGAGCGAAACTCAGTTCCAAATACCCCAGACCTTGTTTTTAGTGATGAGATAGTTGCTGGGGCCTACACAGGCATCCAGTTTGCCGATGTAAACATTGTCTATGGATCAGAGAATCTTTACAACCGAATTGCGCTATCTAATGCCGATGCTATCCCAGAGCAAGTTTTTGCTGACGATGCTGCTTCTCAAACAACTTATGGACCTAGG